GCCTTGGAGACGCCTTCGGTCATGGCCAAGCTTTCGACAAATCGCAGGACGTAGGCGATCAGGTCCGAGTAGGTTTCAGAAAACCCAACAGTCTCCGACTCGCGAAGCATGAACTGCCGTTTGAGGTTCTCTGCGACCAGGAGCGACTCACTTGATCGCTTTGTCCACTGACGCCCCGTTGCTTCTGTGAGCGCAAGCGTCACAGCAACGGCAATGCTGTAAACCGCAGGGTACGCCGTAGTCCACGACTTACCGGCGCTCGCACTGGCCCAAGTAAAACTTGCAGTTGCCCAGGTGTAGCGTGCGCCCTGCAGTTCAGTGACTGTTACCGTATCCGGCATGAGGATCAGCTCATGGTGAAGGTAAAGACTGCGGTCAAGCTGTCATCCGCACCTTTGTTGACCACGGGGAAGACCACGCGGTCGAACATGATCCCAGCGGTGGCGGCATTGAATACGCCAGCTTCAGTGATTGCACCCGTGCCGTCTCCGGCCAAAAAGTCCGCACTGAAGGTAAACGTCTTGGTGCCCACCGTGTGCGCGTAGGTGGCTGCGTTTCGGTCCAGCTCGGTCACCAGCGCCGACTGCGTAGCCGAGGCAGCCGTGGTGCCAGTGCCCAATGCAATAAAGCCCATCACGGACGGCCTAGATGCTGATTTTCCGATCGCGTCGGCAATGAAATCAAAGCCAACGTTGACGATGATGTTGTCCTGATGGACAGTTTCCACTTCGCCAGTCGCTCGGCGCACGATGAGGGTCATCGCGCCGTGAAGTTGCATGTTTTCTTGGATCATGAAAGTCCTCGTTAAAAAATGGTGAAGAACAAATAGTCAAAAGAAATGGCGCAGCCTCTTGCGAGAGCAGCGCCACGGGCGGGGGGATCAGTGATTTAGATCAGTGAACGGATTCAATACAGCCGCAGACCTGTGAAACTTCCGAGCGGCGCAAAAGGCGCGCTGGCAGAGCGCACCTCGCCTCCCATGCGTCCAGCAAACAAGCGCCGCTCAGTCGTCGTCTGACACACGCCAAGGCAAATACGGTCTGTGACCGCAACGGCGAGCGGAACAATCATGCGGTGAGAAAGCTGGTCTTCTAAAAAGAAGGCTCCAGTGATTGCGTCATAGCCCACGCTCAGCGAGGTGCCTGCACCACTCTCACCACTTGCGCTCCAGATCACGCAAGTCGTGACCTCGGCAGGGATGAACCAAAACGACGTGTGAAAGACCGCAGGTACGCTCACGCTCCATGCCACCCGGGTGGTGTCCTTGACCATGAGGCCATCGCCATAGCGGCCCGCTGCATATACAGCGCCTGCCGCCTGACTGGACACGGGATTGCCCAAACCAGCGGTCGAACCGTTAAGCCGCCAGCCGTAGATCTCTCCAGCCTGAAGCGCATCCTCGCGGGCAATTTGAAACCTGGCGTCTACGTTGGCGATGGCACCGTCATTGGCCCACTGGCGCTGAGCGGCCTCGCTGTTCCACGGAAAATTCGAAGCTAGCCACGTTGTGCGGTCATCACTGGATGCGCCCAAGCTATTGAGCAGCGTGTTCTGGGCCCGAATAGGGGTCACCAGATCGACCTCAAAGAGGTACTCTGCCGTCTGCGCACCCGTGGTCATGCGCAGTACGTTGCGACCATTGACAGACGCCACAGATGCAAAGTGCTTGGTGCCCGGAAATCCCAGGGCCTGCTGATCACGCTCCAAGATCAGGTTGGCGTTTTGCGGCTGGGCCACCACGGTGGAGACAAAGCTGGGGACGTCGCTGTAAATGCCCGGCGAGGCAATGGCCTTGATCCAGAACGTGCGCTCGCCGTCAAAACCTGCGGGCAGTGTGTAACTGGTGGACTTGACCTCAGCCACGAAAAGCGAAGCATCCCACGCCGCACCCTCCCGCAGCTCATAGCCCACGACCTCCGGCTCAGGACTGGGTTGCCAGCGAAACTCCAGCCGGTTGGCCGACTGCACCACATCGAACTGGCCAACCGTGATGGGAGCAAGTAACGTGAGCACAAAGGTCGAGACTTGGGCACTGTAGTTGCCCGAGGTGTCAATGGCGCGGATGTGATACGGGTACTGCCCTGCTGCGCTCTGGTCGTGAACCATTTGGGTGCCCGCTGTTTTGGCGACCAGTTGAGCGTTGTCCCAACCGGAGCCCACGCGCACCTCATACCCTGACAAATCAGCATCCAGCAACTCGTTCCAACTGATGAGCAAATCGGAGACTCGGCGTTGAACCATGAAGCCCGTGACATCAGAAGGCGGCAGCGTCTTGCCCAGCACAGTGGCACTCAGGGTCGCTGGCACGCTTTCTTTGCGGGTGATGCCAATGGCGCGCAGGCTGAACTCGTATTGACCCTCCTGCGCATCGCGAATTTCAATGTAGTTGGCGCTGGTCAGCGGCAGGCTCACAAAGTTGTTGCCGCCCACCCGGTAGGACAGGCGGTATGCGATCGCCGTTTGGACCTCAGCCCACGAGACCTGCACCAACACCTGCGCCTGCGCCTTGACCCGGTACAGGCTTTCTTGCACCGATAGACCGCTGGGTGCGGGCGGCATGTCCGAAAGAATCGTCATCGAGCGAGGCTGCATGGCCAGCCCTTGCTCGATCGCTGCGTACTTGCTCGGGTTGTGAGCCAAGGCCGTGACTTCATGCACACCAGAATCACGCTCGGCAACGGCAACAACGCGAAAGAGCTGCGGCTCAATGATCGAGGATGCCAGTACCCAGATCGCTCCTGCTTGGGGTGACTGGCTAAATGCAATGGTCACAGTGAGCGTTCGACCCGATACAGGGCCAACCAATCGCTCTTCGACCAGGCCACTGGGCAAAATCACCGAGATGCGCCAAGGCAGGTCTGCCGGCAGGTCCTGATCGAGCGTCACGGCCGTGGTGCTTGCCGCCGCGATCCGCCCGCCCAAACGCATGCCGCCGCGCACCGGGTCGGCCACCTTGATGACATCGCCCGGGCGAGTCACCGCGCCTTCTAGCCCTGTGCGAAAAGTAACGATCTCCGACTCGGATTGCTCGGAGTACAAAAGCCACTTGCCCAAACGGTGCGCTTGCCCGCGAGAGGTGCACCCAAGGGCGACCACTTCAGTTTGAACGATGCCGTAACGCGTTATGCCAGCGGCATCTTCTACGTACTCCACCTTCTGCCGGTAGAAATCCTCCGGATCGTTCCAAGTCACAAGCGCTACGGTGTGTCGGGCTTTGGCGGAAGATCCTTGGTAGGCAAACTCACCGTCCACCACGTTGCCGGGGGCGAACTGGTAAACCGCATCGCTGGGTGCATCCTGCGTGACCGTGATCGCACCACCCGACCAGTAGACCATGCCTCGAAAGATCGAGGCCATGTCCTGAACAACCTTGTAGGCCTGTTCGCGCGTTTGCAGGTACAGGTTGCAAGTAAAACGGGGCTCAAGGCCACCCAGGCCACCCAGACCACCCAGACCATTGGGGACCAACTGATCGCAATACTGAGCGACCCGATAGAGCGCCCATTTATCGACCTGAGCCTCGGGGATGTAGCTACCCAGACCATACCGGGTGCTGGTGACCAGATCGTAGAAGCACCAAGCTGGGTTGTCGGTCCAAGCGATCTTAAAAGTGCCGTTCCAAATACCGCTGTAGTCGCGTGTGGATGCATCGTAATTAACAGGTACACGCACACGCAGCAGTTTCATGTCATAACTGCGCCGGGGAATGGCAGAAAACTGCGAGGCGTCAACGCGCAGCGCCACCAGCGCGCTGTTGGGGTAGCGCAGCTTGCTCTCAATGACCTCGGTATAGGACTCAAGGAAGGTCTTGTTTTGAACGGAGGCAGCCGTTGCGTCCGCCGTTATTCGGCGCACACGAATTTCCCAAGGCCCTGTACCACTCAGCGCTACGTAGTAGCTGCGCTGGTACTTGGTCGTGGTTTTGCCGGAGATGGTGTCGTTGATGACTTCAACAAAGCCCCCGCCATTGATCTGGCGGTCGATGGCAAAGTTGACCGTGCTGCCACTTAAGTCACCATTGGTCGTGTCCTGGTTGGTCAGTTGCGCCGTGCTCACTTTCACACGCACGGCATCCACATCTGGGTCGGTGATCGAGCGCACAACGCTTTGGCTTGCTTTGATTTCAACGCCGACCGCCACCTCGTTTTCCACTGAAGAAAAACCGGGGACGTAGCTTTGCTGCTGCGTGCCGAGCCTGGTTTCCAGCGTCACACCCGAAAAATTGTTGGTGCCATCGGCGTTTTCAATCGGCGTGTCATCCAGGTACACCGACCTCAAACCATCCACCAGCCCTTCGATTTCACCCTCGCAGATCAGGTCGACCACGCGCGCATAGGCTTTGGAGCGAAGACTGTCGGGTGCTTCTTGCGCCACGCGCGCGCTGGCACCACCGCCCTTACCGCCACC